TCCCTTACTCTGGTATTTATCCTCTTCCTTTTGGTTTCCTACCAAAGGAATCTCTCACTAAATTTAATCTAGTTAAAGTATGTTTAGCAGACAAATAATGACATACATCTGAAATAATATAATTACCACCTGTTTGCTTATTTACACCCATATCTTTCTGATCTTGTTTAAGTTCAGGAGCATCGACATATATAGCATCTCCTGCATGTAATGAGAAATCTCCAGGAATAGTAATGGACGTTTCTAAAGCAAACAATTGATTCATTCTCATAATTCCCTGATTTAAAACTACTCCTGGTTCATAATTCTCTTTTTTAGATTTTTCAATTTGTTCTTGACTCTCACCAGTGCCACTTCCAGAAACCAAAGCACCCTTATCAAGTACCATAAATGTAGTTCTAGAAAATTCTTTACCTGGTTCAGTTTTATTAAACTCTCTATTCATAACTGGTAGTTTCTTTCCAGCAAGTTTTAAATCCTTTTCATTTCCTTTTGAAGATGGAGGGGCATCTTTACTATTACCAGCATTGGGATTAACAACTTCATACTTAGTTGTATAAGGATCAAACGTTATTATACGAGTAGAATATGCCCCCATCTTCAGTTTATCTTGAATATTTACTTTATTGTTTACACTATAAGCTAAAGCTTTACCATCATATTCTGGAGGAATATTCTCACCACTATTATCAGGAGAGTCGTTATAAAGATATGCTTTTTTAGGTTTATTGGTCTCCGTATCCATTAAACTATCAATTGATTTAAAATAAAATTTCTCAGAAGTTTCCCAGAAAAAATAACCAGCAGTATTCCCCAATGAACCATCCTTAGGAACTGCTCCTCTAGATAACCAATTAATTATATAAAATGGTTTTTTATTATTTCCAATATAATTCTGTTCATTTGAAGTCTCTTCAATATCAATTTCTTTTTCTGTCGCAAGATAAATGGATTCTTCTAAGACTTTTTTAACATGATCTGATATTTTTCCATTAAATCGTTTGTTAATTCTCACCTTCTCATTCATAATAAATTCTTTTGATGCCAAATCTAACTGCACAATAGAACTTCTACTATCTTCCGCTAAAGGAGTAACTGAATTAACATATAAAGTCATCTTCAATTCATTATCATTATTATCTCTTACCTGTATCTTAACATTCTCCTGTCCTACGATAGGTAAACCTTCCATAGCAGTCTTGTCATCAACACTACCACCCGTATCACTAAAGGTTACTGTTGCCCTAACAGAATCTTGTAAAATACTTTCATAATACAAAAAAGCAGCAGTCGCATTGGTAATACTTACCTGCTTACTTTCATCTTCATTTGAAGTAATATCAATTTTCTCAATACCTCCTCCACCACCTTCCTTAACGGCCGGTCCTGCTGCTTTTGCACCTCGTATTTTATCTGCCATTTTAAGTATAACCTCCCATACCTATTTAACCATGGAAATCTAGTGCTTCAAAAGGATCCTCTCCTTTTCCACCACCAACCTTAATAAGTGCAGATTCGGATTGCTCAGAAGGCAGTGATGTTGATTTAGAATCTGATGCAGCAACTCTAATTGGTTGATTTCCCATATCCTCATAAGGAGCATAAGATTCAATTTCTTCCATCACTCCTTCATATCCATTCTTCTGATTAGCAGAAATTAATGCCTTTTCTTGTTTTTGGAATTCTTTATCATCACCAATACCTTTCGTACCTCCTACTTCAGCAAGTTTTTTCTCTTTCTGATCACCTTTAGTAGCAGGTTTAACACTTGTAGAATCTCCACCTCCTTTTGCTCCTCCACCTCCTTTTGGTGGGAAGAAAGATTTAATTAATAAAGGTGTGGTATTCATTGGATTTAACAACCACAAAAGATTGGGTATCTTTTTACCCATCAATAATGATAGAGGTCCTATTAGAAATTTTATTCCACCCTTAAAAGCATTCCAAATTTTCTCTTTAGAACCAAATCCAAATCCAGGAATAAAACTAGGAGCTTCCTCAGGAAAATCTGGCACCGTAAACTTAGGTATACCTTCATAGAACCTAGAGAATCCACCTGAAATAAAATCTTTTATAAAATCACCGACTGCCAATACTTTCTTCAAACCACCAATAAGCATACCTTTCAGTTTGCCCATCATCTCTTTCAATCCACCACCAAGGAACAAGTGATAAAGAAGATCACCTATAAAAGTACCAATCAATTCACCCAATATTGTCATAGCAGGTGTTATTAATCCTCCTAAGAATGCTCCTATTCCCGCTGTCGCAACCCCTAATGCAGCAGTTATTGCAATACCAGCAGTAGTACCAAGAAAACCACCCAATGCTGCACCCAATCCCTTAAATAATGCCTGTCCAAGTGGTTCCCCTGACATGAGAGAAATCACTGCAACAATAATAGGACCAAGAATAGGAACTCTACTAGCAAATTTAGAAACAAATGGTTTAGCAGCTTTAGCAGCAGGAGCAATCATCTTAGCAGCTGGTCCAAACCATTTAGCAACAAGTCCACCAACCTTTGTTGCTACCTTTGCTCCTCCCTTACTTGCACCACCTAATATTTTACTACCCAATCCTTTAACAACACCACCAAGCCTACCTGCCTGTTTTCCAAGCCATTGAGCTCCTTGTTTTACACCAGGTATCTTACTGACTAACTTCCATACTGCTTTCAGAGCTGCCCTTGCAATCTTAAATGCTCTGACAAATGCTCCCTTAATAATCTTCCAAGTATTTTTTATACTTGAAATAATAGACTTAAATATCTTCTCACCAATTATCTTCCATACTAAGAATGCATTTATTAATTTCTTCAGGTTACCCATGAAGATATCAAATTTCTTCGCCCCCTCTTCACCTATAACATTCTTTATCCATCCTGTTGCTGCATCATAAAGTTTATAACCCCAATCAATAAGGAAAGTTAATCCATCCAAAAGCCAACCAGCAACAGAAATAATCCCATCAACAGCTTGTCCAAGTACTTTTAAAACTGGCATTATTTTTGGTAACCAGTCTACAAGTCTAACTGCAATCCATCCAAGAATAACACTACCAAAAAATCCAAATATCTTTGCTAATAATCCCTTTCCAGGTAAATTAAGTTTAGGACCTTTTTTGGCACTAGGATCTTTTGATTTCTCTAATGCTGCCTCTTGTGCCTTATCACTTGATTTCTCTCTTGCCTTACGAGCATCATCTCTTATATCTTTTTTAACTAAAACAGATCCTTTTAAAAGTTTTTCAACTCTAATAATCTTACTGGATATGCTAACTGCAATTGCTTGTGCAGAATCACCACCACCAGCACCACCACTATCACCAGTTGTAGCAAGAGCACCTCCACCACTAGGAACTATTCCAGTAGGACCTGTAGGCACTAAAGATGTAGTAGGACGAATAGCAAGTGCTCCACCCTTTTCCTGCTCTGCACCCTGTTGAGGTTTTTGTGGTTTCTTCTTACCTCTACCTAATAACTTATTAGCAGCAATCTTCTTTGCTTTACCTTTGAGCATTCCTGCACCTGCCTTTGCTACCGCACCCCAAATAGCCATAATATTATACCGCTATCCCCAAAGTCTTAATTTTTGACATCGATCTCATCTTACCAGCACTAAATTCAGGCAATTCTTGACTGGGTGCTGATCTATTATTCACTTTTAAATTTGCATCTCCTACTGGATCCGCAGTAATAACTTCTGGAGAGAAACTTGGAGGAGGATTAATTATAATTTGAGAAGGAGAACTCTTTACAATTCTAGCAGATTTAAGTTTATTACCAACAATTTCCTTTCCTTTCTGGAATGCCTTCATTGCTTTTCCACCCAACCACTTAGCTGCTTTTACTTGTGGAAGCATATTAAATGCAGATGCTGCTTTATCACGCACTCCTTCTACTTTTCCACCACCTTTAAAATATTGGACAGGTATTCTTGGTAATGATGTATTCATGTTCACAATACCACCACCATTATAATGAATTCTAGGTCCACCCGCATTTTGACTGTTAATGCTATATCTAGACCCACCCTTTACATTTTGAACACTGTTCTGAGACATATTATTAACCATTCCACCACTCTTATATCCACCCCTTGTTGGTCTATTTGTCCCACCAGCAGCAGCATTCATTCCCGCAAGAGTATTAGCACCATATTGTTGAACTGCACCTTTACTCATAACAAACTCACCAGGAGTTAACATTGCAGGTACAGTATCACCACTACCAGATCCAGGAACTTGTCCACCACCTGCAAATTTTGTTGGCAATTCTCCTGTTTGATCAGCCCCAGACTGAACATCTTGAGCCTGCTGTTGAGTTTCACCTACTTCTGAAGGAGTAACATCAGTCGCAGAAGTTTCACTATCACCAACTTCAGCTTTTGTTTCTTCACTGTCTTGTCCTGATACTGCTCCTTCTTTTCCTATTTCTTTTGATGTCCCTTTCGCAAATTTATCAGCATCAGTTTCAATATTCTTTAACTCTTTATCTACACCTATTCCAAACAAACTTCCAACCCATTTCACTGCCTCAATAATTTTAGGTATACCCCATACTAATAATGCAATCAATCCTGCAGTAAAGATCATTCCTGGTCCAACAACTGCCATAATACCTGCTACTAAAACAGGCCACCAATCCTTTAAGAATCTGAATAATGAAGCAACTTTCTCTCCATTCGCTGGATTAGTAAACCACTCAAAGAGTTTCATTACAACTCTTCCCATCAAAACAATCTTCAAGAAATCCCAAATCTTTTGGAATATATTCTTAACCGGTGCAAGTACAGTCTCTGCTGCACCAGCAAGTTTACCTTTTATTCCTTCTAACTTACCTTCTTTTTGTGCTCTTGCATCTTTCTCTGCTTGTTTCCGTGCATCAGTTTGTGCTTTTGCATCTGCCTTATTGCTTACCTTTAATGTCTCTATAATACCATTAACACCACTATCAATAGTCTTAAGAGGACCTATTAAACTTTCTGTTCCTTTTGATGATGCACCACCCTTTTCTGCATCTGCATCTGTAGGAGTTACGCCATCCGCAGATGAACCCTCATACTTTGTTGCAATATCAATTTTTGCTTTATCTATTGCTGCCTTCTGCATTGCGGCTTGTTCTGCACCAATCTTCTGTGCTCCCCCTACAGAACTACCTCTCTTTATATCTGCACCTCTTATCTTACGTTTCTTAAATGCTGCTTTTCTTGCGGCTGGACTTACATATCCTCCTGCTGCATCTTTACCCATAACCCTTGATGCATAACCAGGGTCTTTTGTCGCAACTGCTGTTGATGTCTGAGTAGTTGTTGTTCCACCTTCCTCTCCACCTATATTCCCTTCACGTATATCACCTAAGACATCATCTAAACCTTCAGGTACCTCCTCATCTAATTCCTCTGCTACTGCTGTTGATGTCTGAGTAGTTGTTGTTCCACCTTTCTCTGCTGTAGAACTTGCTTCACCGGATGATGACCATTCACCAGCTTCATCAGCCCAATCCCCAATATCTTGTGTGGTAGCAGAACTTGCTTTTGGAGTTTGTTTTTCTTGTCGTAACTCAGCAACCTGTTTCTCAAGCGCAAGTACACGCATTAAGGTCTTCCTTTGCATTCCAAAGGACTTACTTAATGTCTTATGTATCTTTGGTAAATCTTCTAATTTACCCTCAACTGCATGTATTATATTATGATTTAAGTCAACTTTAGCCGACAACTGCATATGAGGCTCATACTTTCGCCTCAGTTTACCTATTATATTGTCGTTCTTACTAGGCATTAGCTTCGCGTTGTTTGCGTTTTAGTTCTTCTTCTTCAAGATGTTGTTTAAGAAGACCCACATAGATATCGCGTTCCCACGGTATCATATTTTCAATCTCTGTTAAGCTATATTTATGGTACTGCATCAACGCAAAATTGAGTCTGAAGTAATTCTCCAGATTCATATGCACCATCCCTACGCGAAAAAAGACGCTAAGCCCTCCAGTACTACATCACTTTCCACTCCTGTATTAGGATTAGTCACCTTAATATTATGCTTAAGTTTAGGCATTGTCTCAAAGAATTTCTCAATCTCTTTAAACTGAGCAGAGTTCATTGACTCAAGAAATTCATTCACTTCCTTTTTAGTACAATCTGCAGTTGCCCATACTTCTTCATCACTATAAATTTTATCAATACAAGATGCAATCAATTGGAAGGATTGATCCATTTGATTTTCATCATTAAAATCAAAATTAGACTTAATAAATTGCTCTAAAGATGGATATTTCATCTCCATCATCAAATTCTTATCAAGTTTAATCTTATTCGTATGTTCCTCACTCTTATCAACTTCGATATCATCCAAATTAATAGAAACAGGAACCTGAGTTTCCTCATCATCAGGACAAATAATATTAACTTCTAATTGTTCACCAACAGACTTACCCCGAATATTAAGAAACAAATACTCAATATCAAAGGTAGGAAGATCTTCTACTTTAACTCCTCGTGTCTGAACACAAGCTTTAAGTACTGCTTTAATCGCATTCGTAATTTGCTTATTATCTTCACTCTCTAAGGCAATTACAAGTACTTTTTCTTCTTTAACTAAAAAAGGTCTATATTTAACTGGTTTTCCAGTCGATGGCAACACCAACTCATAAGTCGGTGTTGTAATTTTTGGTAAAGGCATAATATCCTAATACAATTCAGTGTACTTTATTTAGAAAAGATTTCTAACTGCTTGTGCAGCAAATCCACCAGCAACATCGCCAACAAAATCATTTCCAGTTACCCTATCCACAACAGAATCAACTAAATTACCTGCTGTATTAGAAAGGAATCCACCAGCATTAAATTGAGATTGTTGGAAAGGATTAAACACTCCTCCTCCTGCATTTCCATAAGAACGAGCCACAACATATCTTGTATATGTCATTTGAACGCTACATTTTAATAAAGATGATGCATCATAAGTCACAGGCATAGAAGTTATACTACGAGGAAAACTTCTAACAAACTGATATTCTAACGTAGCAGCATTTTTATTAGGCAATGAAATAGAACGACCACCAATAGTTCTCTTTGTCTGAATATCTTTTTCAAATTTTATAACCTTTAACCCCTGATCTGCAATATAATCATCAGGAAACTTAACCCTATAAAAATAATTTTTTGCTAATGCTTCTTCTTGATCCTCATTAACAATACCACTAATCCATTCTTCAAAAAATCTAATAGGTAAGTGATTCTCTGCATCAACATAAAAACTTAAATCAATTGTCTCATCATATATTCTCCTATAGGCATGTCTTTCGGTAACACCTGTAAAATCATTATTCATCTCAGTCGTAGCCAAAGATGATCCTGGAAGGACAGCATCAGAACACATCAAATGGAGTTTATCTTGTTTTGGACCTAAAAATGATCTTAATTGTGTGCCCAAAGAACCTGGAGGTAATCCAATTAAAACATCAAAATGAGAGGTTAAAGATGGTTGTAATAAATTAGATACAACATCAGAAACACCTTTGGGTTTTGGCGTATGAGTAACAGGCATCTATAAATACTTTTTGACCTTATATATTATGTAGCCAAGTAAATGGCAGAAAGTATTAAAAGTCTCTTTAAACCTACTAAACCCAAAAAATATAAGGGTGATATTAATAATATTATCTGTAGGAGTAATTGGGAAAAGAGATTTTGTAGTTGGTGTGATTTAAATGAAAGTATTATAGAGTGGGGAAGTGAAGAATTTTTTATTAAATATGTCTCTCCTGTTGATAATCGGTATCATCGTTACTATCCAGACTTTCTTATCAAAGTCAAAGAAAGTACTGGTCAGGTCAAAACCTATGTTATTGAAGTTAAACCAAAGAAACAAACCAGACCACCAAAACCAAGAAAGAATGTGACCAAATCATACATCTATGAATGCAAAACCTATGCAGTTAACCAAGCAAAATGGGAAGCGGCAAATGAATGGTGTAAGGATAGAAAAATTGAATTTAAAATTGTTACCGAACAAGAATTAGGTATCAACCATGGAAGATGATTTTGGTTTAGACGGAGAAGAACAACAACAGGAAGATAATCGTATCCGTCAATACCTGAGTGACTTGAATAATAAAACTAATGATCAAGAAGAAATGATGCTGGAAATTATGCAGGTTCTTAATGAAACTGTCACTCCAATCCCTGATGTAGGAAACTTCTATACTTTCGTCTATAATGCAAAAACTCCAGGTGAACAATATGACCAACATCCCCTTATTGCCTGTATGGAATTGTTTCCATGGGGATTCAGAGGTCTTAACTTCCATTGGAGAAAATATAGAAATTATACTTGGGGTGAACTAGCAGGACAACTTTATATTGTTCAAAGAAATGAACTTGATGACTTACTTGCTATACCTTATGCAAAATTTATACAAAATCCCTCCTAAATAACTAAAAAGTTTCTATAATGTCTCAAACTTTTTCTCCAACTGCCACATACGGATCTAACGCTGTAAAAAACAGAGTGAAAATTGGTGGTGCCTTAGGGAGTAATCAATATTTCTACAAAACTAATGCAAAAACAGGAACAGTTGAAATAAACAGATACGAAGTAAATAGTAAGACAGGTAAAGTAACAGAAACTTCAATTGGAAATATTCCACAAGGAGGAAAATTTACTCCTAACTCAAATGCTTCAAGTGCAGAAAAAACACATTATAATTCGCCTAGATCTATAGGAAAAGTACGAGCACAAGCACTTCAAATTGCTCGAAGAGAATGGGATGGAACGACTCAACCACCTCCAACCCAAGCAATATATGGTACAAATTCAGGAGATAACAGAACAGGATTTACAGGATTCACACCACCTGGATCATCAACACCAGATACAAGTACCAAAGGTACTGAAACAACTGGATTTAGTAATGTTGCAAAAAGTGCATATGATACTGCTCTTACTGGAGGTAGTATAGGAGATATTGCAGACTCTGTTGTTGGAGGTCTTGGAAGACAATTAACAGGTCAAATAGGAGGAAGAAGAGGTGGTGGTAATAGTGGATCGGTAATGATATATCCAACAACTCTAAGACAATCTGGAAATGGTCAAGATTATATTAAAATTACTGCATTAGAATATGCACCAAAGAAAAGAACAAGTGGGGGTAATCTTGGTGGATGGGAAAAAAGAACCAAAAATAGAAAAGGAAAAGGAACAGTAATACTTCCGATTCCAGGAGGAATTAGTGATTCCAATTCAGTAAGCTGGGGTGGTGATAAAATGGGTCCAGTTGAGACTGCAATGGCAAACCTTGCACTAACAGGTATTGAAAGCGGTGCTAGTGCGATGGCAGATAAAGCAGCATCAATAGGTAATGATATAAAAAATAATGATAAAAAAGTAAAAGAAGCACTTAAAGCTGGAATCGCTGGTATGGCATCTGGAACTGGTGCTCAACTTCTAACTAGAACCACTGGGCAAATCTTAAACCCCAATATGGAGTTGTTATTTAAAGATCCATCATTAAGACCATTTACTTTCACTTGGAAACTTGCTGCAAGAAGTAGACAAGAAGCAAATAGTATCATTGAAATTATTAATTTCTTTAAAAGAGGAATGGCACCTCAAACAGAAGAATCAAATCTATTCCTTAAATCACCTTGGACATGGCAACTTAGTTACATGCACAGAGGTAGAGAACACAAATACTTAAATAAATTTAAAGAATGTGCAATGAATTCTATAACCACCCAATACACTCCAGATGGTAACTATGCAACATTCGAAACTGGTCATATGACTGCATATTCAATAACAATGAGTTTCACTGAACTTGAACCAGTATTCAGTAGTGATTATGGCTCTCAAAACGAAATAGGGTACTAAAATGTCAGATTACTTCAGCAAAGTTCCAAATTTTGAATATGTTAGCAGACTTCCAGATGCTCATATATCCGATTATATTACTGTAAAAAACTTCTTTAAAAGAGGTGCTCTTGAACAAGATATTCTAGAAAATCTAGCATTCCATACAAAGTATAAAATTCATGGAGATGATAGACCTGATAATGTTGCTTATGACTATTATGGAAGTTCTACACTAGATTGGTTAGTACTTACTTGTAATAATATTGTCAATATCCAATCTGAATGGCCAATGCTGCAAAATGATTTTGATAGATTCCTTTTGGACAAATATGAAACTTATGAAAATCTTAATGCAACCCATCATTATGAAACGAAAGAAATAAAAAATAGTCTAGATGTAATTATCGTTCCTGAAAAATTAGAATGCGAATCAGATTATAGTGTTACTTACTTTGATTCTAATGTAGGAAGAGAAGTAACAGTACTAAGTGCTGATTGTACTACAGAAGTAACTAACTATACTTACGAAGAAAGAATAGAAGATGCTAAAAGAAATATCTATTTACTAAAACCACAATATCTAGGTGTAATTAAGGATGATATGGAAATAGCAATGCCATATAAAAAAGGTTCCACTCAATATCTGAGTGAAACCCTTAAGTTAGCAGAAAATATTAAACTATATCAGTAATTATTCCTCAGCAAGTTTCTGGAAATAACTTAGAGCATCATCTTCATCCTGACTAGCAGATGCTACAGGAGCAGCAACTGGTGCTTTGGATTTAAAATCAGGTGTGAATGTACCACGACCTTCACTCTCATCCTCAAGTGACTCATCAAAAACCCGACGAGTAGAAGATTTCTGTCCTAAAACATACTTGAGACGTTTCTCAAGATCCTCATAAGACTTGAATTGGTCGGAAGCAGTTACAGCAGCAAGAGAATACTGCTTCTTCCACAGTGCTTCTAATGCATCATCATCCTCAAGAAGTGGTGATACTTTATCAAATTCTGAACTATCATAGTTCCAATAACCATCCTTCTTCTTGATCTTCAACTTGAAGTTTGCACCTTGCCAGAAGTCAAAAGGATTAATCGGTGACTCATCCTCAAACTCTGGTTGCATTGCTTCCATTACTTTATCAAAGATCTTCTTACCAAACTTGTAAAGAAATACTCCACCCTCATTTTGAGGATTGGTAGGATCTTTTACAACATAAACATTTGCATAGTAAGAAAGCTTACGCTTCTGTCTACGAACTACATCTTTGTCAGATTCGTTACCACTATTCCAGAGTTCACGATTATGATCTGAAACAGGATCTTTCTTACCAACAGTAGTAAGAGAATTCTCTATATACCATCCACCAGGACCTTGAAAAGCATGTGAATATAATTTCACCCAAGGAATTTCTTCTCCTTCTGGTGCTGGTAAAAAACGCAAAACGGCATAACCGTTACCCGTTTTATCTACTTCAGGTTTCCAAAGACGCTCATCTGCGCCTCCTGATGCAGTGTTCATCTTCTCCACTTCTTTAACTAATTTCTGAGTCAAAGATCCTAGAGAGGATTGTTTTTTTAAGTCTTTAAATGACATTGGATTACCTCTGATTTTTTGAGATTTGGCTTTTGTGTACCTTTCATATTCTACATCTTAAAGTTGTCTTCGTCAATAGCTTTTTTCATAATATCCACCATTTTATGAATATCATCAAATACTAAATTCATATCAACATTAGGGGGAAGACCCATATCAGCAGCACCTCTTAGAATATTTTCTTTCATCACTTTTGCTTGAGGATCATCAGATAAACTTAAACGAGTATAGAGAACCTTTTGTTTCTCAATAAGTCGCTCAAGAATCTCAACATGATATTCTTTATCCTCTTTAGGCATTGATGGAAATTTGAATAAAGCACCATAAACTTCTTCTTGAAGTTCTTGGATTTCAGCCAACTCTGCCCTGACAACATCAGATTGAAAGAAAGTCATACTAGCACTGCGTTCTGTAGAATCTTTTTATACTTTGGTACATCTATATTTAGGAAAGGACCATATTTTCTAATCTTTCTACTGACGGTTTCCCACACAGGATCATCCAGTTTTTTATCAAAATCCTTTCTGTACTCAAATATTCTATCACAGATTACAAGAGTTTCTAGTGATGTTTTCCCACCTAGGTAATTTCGCAAAATTGGTGGATGTCCGTTAGAACAGTCAAATACCTCATTTACCTTATTTTGCTCAAAAAGCACATTTACATCTTCTTTGAAAATATATGAAAGTGACTGAATTTTCTTTTTCCAGTCAGTATAGCGTCCTTCACCTTCTTTAATCATTTCACCAATCCACATGGTTCCAGGATCAGTCGAATATATGAAATTAGAGACAAAAAACTCTTCTACCTCTTTATC